GTTGTTTACCGTAAATTGTAAATACAGCATCAATCATATCCTTAAATGCTTTTTTGTCTGATTCGATCATAATATGCCCCTAAAATGGTGATTGCTCTATTGGTTGCGGATCGCTGTATCTGCCTTGATTAAGATAGGTAGCAGGGTTTGGAATGAATTGTCCGTCATTCCTGCGCCATTGATCCGATTCTTTTTGCCATACTAATGCAATAATTACATCATCAACATTCAGTTTAAGTTTATTCCATGCTTTCCTTGCCGCCTCTTTACCTACTTTTTTTGGGTAAAAATTCCAGAACTCATCAAACCCATCATCTAGCACTTTAGTGCGTAAGGGTTTTTCTATTCTATTCTGTTCTATTCTATTCTTATCTGCCGTGATGAAATCTGATGGCGTCATGATGGCGTCATGACGATCAGTGTTGATTGTCGTGTCATAGTGTTGCTTAATGTCTTGAATTAGCCCTCTCATCTTAGGATTGCTAGTAGCAGAACTCATCAAACGCTTGGCAACTTTAAGACAAGTGATCTTACCGTTATCATGCTCAAACAAACCAACGGAAATAAATCTTTTCATCATTTCCTCTACTTTTTGTGGGGTTGATCCAGTATTACGAGCAATTACTTTGGCATCATGTTTTAACTCAAATGTGATGTTATCTGCCGACACCTTGCCAACGATCAACTCAATGCAATACCAATACAATCCGTAGCCCTCTAAACCATAGTCTAATAAGACATCCTGCAACTTCTCATCTAGGTTTGCATTTGAATCATGTCTAAACCATTCCATATATTTGCCCAATAAAAAAGCCCTAGACATTACTCTCATCTTTTTTAGAGATGTTGGCGGACTGGCTAGTACCAGCAGAGTAATGACTAAGGCTTACTAGAGAATCACCGCCAAGTGATTTGTTGATATTACTTAAACATCACGATCATGTAAATAATTATTAATAGCCATCTGGGCTTCAGTAAAGCCATAACAAACTTTTGCCTTATAGCCAGCCTTGTTAGCCGCCAGCATGAATTTGTTTTGCTCTACCGATACTTTGCCATTGATCGACTTCATCTCAATAAATAAGCCGTTATAAACTGCATTGGCACTCATTAAAAATAAATCCGATACCCCAGCAAGCACTCCCTCATTTTTTAGCTTTACGGCAGTTACCTTATTCCTCATTCCGCCATTTGGTATTGCAAACATAATCAAATGTGGGTATTGCAATCTAAACCAACAGACAACCATCTTTTGCTCTTGATGTTCATTAAACTCCATTTTCAAGATCTTTTAACATCTCAATGAAGTGAATGGCTTTGTCCAGATCTTGAATCCCATCTTTATCACGCCAGCAAGTAACATACTTAATAACGCATCCCTCAATGTACGGAATGTTGTTAGCATGGTTATACATTACAGGTTGAATAACTAACTTTCTATAATGATCACCGCCAACTTGTTGATCTAATGAATCAGTCATTTTTGCCCCTAGAATGGAATATCATCTTTGATGTCATCAAAACTTACCTCTGGCTCTTTAGCTTGCGCTACATTGCCATCTTTTGCCATAGGCAATCTCATGTGAATCCAACCATCAAAGTTAATCGGCAATGCCTCGATCAGCAGAGATGTGCCGCCTTTTTTGTTATCCATTGCTACGCCTACTTTTTGAAATCGAGTTTTAACTTGACCATCTTTAGTTTTGTACTCGCCAGTTACCGCAATTAATTCATGTGTTACAGCCATAATATTTCCTTTATTTAATGTCTAATCGTTCCATTTGCACAAGATGTGCGCCATTTACTACATTGCCAGACTTTAACTGCTCACTTATCGCTTTTTTATCTGGATAAGGGGCAGGCGGATCTGGAAATACATAAAACTCGTTCGGTATAGCCCCAGCATCATCAATAACAACGCTGGGCGGGTTTTTCTTAATTGTTAAGGCAAAGTATGGGCTTTCAATTTTTGTGATGCCACAGCGCACCATATTCTGTTTTAAGTACAACTTCATTGCCTCTGTTTTGTTCTCTATTGCTTTCCGTCTTTCCGCCATGTCTTTTTCTGCCTGCTTGATCGCCTCGGCAGTAACTTCAAGATTGCGGATAAACATAGCCACATTGATTGACTTAGCCTCTAAATCACCAGATAAGCCCTCTAGGGTATCGGCAATAGTTTGTTGATCATAATCAGACTCGATCAGCTTGATCTGGGCTAACTGGTACTCGTTACTCAATTCGTATAATGAAGCCATTATTTGATCCTCGGCATAGGTTTGGAAAGTAAGTATTTATGCCCCATAGTTTTAATCAACTCTGCAACTTTAGCCTCACGAGCCTTGACCGCATCAAAGTCTGTTTTAATCAAACCATAAAGGCTATCAATAGTGCCGCCATTACTTGGCATTATATTAAGCATCTTATTTCCCCTCTAGCTGTTGTTTAAGTTTGTCGTAAACAGATTTGATTTCATTCTGCAATTTCACATCTTTACCTACCATTTTCCATGCTACGCCAAATGATGTTTTAAGATCCTCAAGACTTTTAGCCTGTTTCATTCCATTGATCATTGGCTCTGTATCAACTTCGACAGTAGGCAGATCCTCACCAGCATAGATGTATAAGCCAATACCAAAACACGCAATGCACTTAGCAAGGCAACGCATACTTGCATCTGATATTTTGCGAGTGTCTGGATTGACTATTGCATTGTTGCGGTTATCCATTACAGGTAATTGCATACGCATTGTCTTGCCCATAGCCGTAACATTACAAAACACCATGACTGTATCGTTATAGGTTTTTGGCTCTGGGAATTCCCATACCGCCATTGGATCATTTTGCAATAATGTATCTACTGCCCATGTCCATGATAAGTAAGTCAATTGACCTTTTTTCTCGGTAAACTCATTGACATTAATTTCCCTTAATTCTTTAAATGATTTCATTGTTTTGCCCTCGGTTAAAGTTTCCAAATATTCCTGCTCTTTTGTTACTGTTTCGTAGAATTGTTGCTGGCTCATTATTCATCCCATCCAAGTAATTTTGCTAAACTTTCAGCCAATACAAGCAACCAACCAAACGCACATAAGCCAATCAATAGAATTAGTAAGTTGTCCATGTTAAATCCTCTCAATCTCAATGAGTTTATCAATAATCTGATCAATGCAACGATCAGCTAAAATATCTTGGATGTCTTGTGTATCGCCAGCTATTTCAATGGCGTTAATGTCAATCTCATATTCGGTAGGGCTATCGCCAGTACCAAACGGATCATTAGTGATGGTGCAATCGTAATAAACATCTAGATCAACACCGCAGATAGTAAGAGTTTGTAATTCCATGTCGTTTCCTTTTCGTTTCGGTAGCAAGTCGCTACAAGTTCATATTATAGAATAATTATACGGCAGTCAATTATTGTGATTGATATTTTGCAATAAACTTTTTAAGGGCTTTGACTTCACCTAATGCCCAATTACGGTTACATGGATCATCCTCATCCTCACCGATCAACGCAGTAAAGTTAATATGCCCATCCTCGTAAAAGCAAGATAGTACATACCTAGCCTCATGCACCAACTCATCATCAGTGTAATCGCTGATCTCGCATTTATCATCAGTGCTTATGTTTTCTAAGCTGACCATTAATTCGTCAGACCAGTAAATATCTTTTAAAATTTGACGCTCACTCATAATCGTTTCCTTTCGTTTCGATAGGGGCTTGCGCCCCATTAATTAAACTCTTGATGGCAGTGGTTTGTCTTTGCCATGTTTTTCTAAAACTTCTAATGCTTGCTCTAATGGTAATGAAACATAACCATAAAGCCCATCAAGACCATCACCATCATCAACATAAGCAAGCACCAAATATTCCTCGGAATATTGGCTGGCACGCCATTTTCTGCAATACATAAATTTTTCGCTGTTAATTGCTTGTTCAAACTCTTGGATTTTGTTTTGTATAATCATTTTAGTTTCCTTTAGTTTCCAAATAGGGGCTTGCGCCCCGTTAGTTAAATTTGTTGCATAGTTGCATTTACTAATGTGTAGTTTTTATTGAAAGTTTTTTTGTTACGCAAATCATTGCAAATTACAGTTGCTTTTTCATCAGAAAAAACTAAACCTGAAGCACTTATAATATATTCATCGCCATATTGAATACTTAACATTCCGTGGCAAATTCCACCATTTTTTTTAAGACTTTTTAAAGTTAATTTAATAATGCTAGCCATGATAGTTTCCTTTAAGTTTCCGTTTATGTGTTGCCCAACCACAACTAAACAATATAGAAACTTTATAGGTGTGTCAATAGCCTGTATGAAAATAATTGAAAATAATTTGCAGGCAAAAAAAATCCCACCGAAGTGGGATGAAGTAATATGTTTGTTATTATTTGTTCATTACATACATGGTTACTTCAAAACCAAAACGCATTTCTGTAACTGCTGGTGATGTCCACATGATATTAGTCCTTAATCTGCACTAAGCAAAATTGCTTGGATGTAATATTCTGCTTTTTATTCAATGCTAGATATACGGATAATCATTATTTACGGATCTTGGATTGTAACTTAGCGTAGAACCTAGCATTTTTATCTGATCGCCTTACCTTAAAATGCCTGCCTGTCCATAAGGCTTTGCCATTTAACCGCTTCATTTGCCACAGGATCATTTGAGCATATCCGAGTTAATTGTTAATCGACTGACCTCGCCAAACTCTTTATGGTAGGTAATGACTTTGGCATCTCGCCCAGTAATCCACCCACCTCTAGCGGCATAAGCATCAGCAGGGGCTAGTGTCCTATGCTGTTCGACTATCATAAGATTATTCTCTTTAACATCAAGATGGTGTAGATGCCCAGTATGAGCAAAGGCGTGTTTGGTGCGACCATAGACCTCTCTAAATTGAGCGGCAAATACCTCACTCACATTAGTTACCCTGCGCTTGTGTCCATGATGGAAAAATAAGGCAACTTTGCCAAACTCATACATATTGTAAGGTGATGGGGATTTATCGACAGTGATCCTCGGCTCATTCTCATA